CCAAGGAAAAAGGCAATAAGACCTTTACGGTAGGTGGATTGCGTTATGTCACCTCTACTGGACTTAGGAAACCGTTATCCGCAGCACCTTCGCTTGCAGCCGCTCAAAGGCGTATTAATTTTGAAAAGGGCGCGTGATAAAAAGGCGCGTGATAAAAAGAAAGAAGTAAAAAACTGGCAGGATCTAGCGTCCGAAAAGGCCAGATAAATTTTATAGCGGAGTATTACTGATGTCTGATAAAAAAACCAGAAACCGGAAAGGACGATCTTTAACGGGCATTCCAGAGAGAAGAGCAAGAAGAAACAGACAAAGAGTAGCAGAAGGCAAAGAGCCANTNANCTCNNNNACGGGATTTCCTGAAAGAAGAAGAGAACGAAGCAGAAAAAGAGTAGCAGAGGGCAAAGAGCCTATTACTTCTTTAACCGGCATTCCTGAACAAAGAAGACAAAGAAGAAAAAGAAGACAAAACAGAGATAGTAAGACAGAACAATGGCAGGATTTAGCCGCTAAAAAGGCCAGATAAATTTTGAGGACAAAATAGTGGCAGTTGATAGACCCATGACACCGCTGACACCGGAAGATCCTTTTGAGGATATTGAGTGGGAGATAGAAGTCGCTCCGCAAGACGGACCCGCTATGGTCATGGAAACTGATGACGGTGGTGTGTTGATTGACTTTGATCCATCTGCATCTGAGGAGGTGGACTTCTACGCGAACCTGGCGGATTACATCGAAGAGGATGAGTTGGTCAGCATAGCTAGTGAGCTGGTGGGTTTATATCGCGGCGACAAAGAAAGCCGTAAGGATTGGGAGGACACTTATACCAGAGGCTTGGATCAACTGGGACTCAAGCACGAAGATCGCACATTGCCGTGGCCTGGAGCCTGCGGTGTGTTTCACCCTATGCTAACGGAAGCCGTTGTGCGCTTTCAGTCTCAAGCCATTACGGAGCTATTTCCCTCGTCAGGTCCGGTAAAAACATCCGTATTAGGCAAGTTAACGGACGATAAAGAAGAGCAGGCGATTCGGGTGCAGGATTACATGAATTACCTGCTAACCGAGAAGATGACTGAATACCGGAATGAAACAGAACAACTGCTGTTTTCATTACCATTAGCGGGATCAGCTTTTCGCAAGGTGTATTACGACAGCAACATGGGTAGGCCGTGTTCCGTTTTTGTTCCTGCTGAAGANATGGTCGTCAGTTATGGAGCGTCTGAATTAAGTACTGCACAACGAATCACTCATTCCATGAAAAAGAACCTCAAATGAGGTGCGTAAATTGCAGGTATCTGGGTTTTATCGCGATGTCGATTTGCCCGCTCCTAGTCCTGATATTTCAGATGTCGAACAAAAATACAACGAATTAAAGGGCGACCAGGTCAGTTATGACAACGATGACCGCCATACCATTTTAGAGATCCACGTAGAGTACGACATGCCTGGGTTTCCTGATGAACGCGATGGGCGTGAAACAGGGATTGCGCTGCCTTATATCGTTAGCGTTGATTTGTCTTCACGAACGGTATTGTCTATTCGCAGAAACTGGTTTGAATCGGACGAGCTAAAGCAAGCGCGTCAACATTTTGTGCATTACCAGTATGTTCCAGGTTTGGGTTTTTACGGATTTGGTTTGATCCATATGATTGGCGGTTTGGCTAAATCAGCCACAAGTTTGATGCGTCAATTGGTGGACGCGGGCACGTTATCCAATTTACCAGGCGGTTTGAAGTCGCGTGGCTTGCGAATCAAAGGCGATGACACACCCATCATGCCTGGTGAATTTCGTGATGTGGATGTTCCAGGTGGAACCATTCGCGACAACATTTCGTTTTTGCCGTACAAAGAACCATCGTCAACCCTGCACCAGCTATTAAGCAACATCGTGGAGGAAGGTAGGCGATTTGCTTCAATGGCAGATTTGAAAGCATCCGATATGAATTCGGAGGCTCCGGTAGGCACCACGCTCGCTATTATGGAGCGGGCCATGAAGGTCCAATCGGCAGTACAAAGCCGCTTACACGCCAGCATGCGCCACGAATTAAAACTGCTCGCGAATGTTATTCACGATTTTGGTGAGCCAACATACCCGTATGAGATAGAAGGGCAGGATCTCAAGGCTCAAGACTTCGATAATCGGGTGGATGTAGTTCCGGTTTCTGATCCAAACGCAGGCACTATGGCACAACGGATCATGCAGTATCAGGCAGCCCTTCAGTTATCTGCACAAGCGCCGCAGCTGTACAACATGCAGGGTTTGCATCGGCAGATGTTGCAGGTTTTAGGCATACAGGACGTGGACGATATTGTTCCGAACCCAGAGGATATGAAGCCTGTCGATCCGGTTACGGAAAATATGGACGCTATCAACGAAAAACCGCTGAAAGCATTCGAGTATCAGGATCACGAGGCACACATACAGGTACACATGTCTACATTGCAAGATCCAGAAGTGGGCGCAATGGCTGCTCAAAGTCCAGCGGCTGGAAATATCACAGCCTCTTTGGATGCTCACATACGCGAGCACTTGGCATTTCAGTATCGACGCCAGATCGAGGAAGAGCTGGGAACCGAGCTACCACCCCTGGGAGAGCCAATTCCAGAAGATATCGAAAAGCGTCTATCCTCGATGGTCGCACAGGCCGCAGATCAGTTGCTGGGCAAAAAGAAAATGCAACAGGAGGCCGAGGAAGCAGCCGCGCTGGCAGAAGATCCGATTATTCAGCAGAAGGAACGCGAGCTGGATATCAAGGAAGCCGATGTGCAGCGTAAGGCACAAGCGGATCAGATCAAGGCACAATTGCAGCAACGCTTGTCACAACAACGAGCCGAGCTGGAAATTGAGCGTATGCGTAGTCAGGAGCGCATATCGGAAGCCAGTCACGAGTTGCAGGAAAAATTATCAGAATCAGAAATCGCACAAAAAGTCGCAAGTGATTTATTGGACGCGGAAATGCAGGACAAGAAAATTTCTGGCGAACAATACGCTCGCGGCGTAGAGATTGGTGTGGATGTGGCTAAAAGCTTAACGGAGGACGACGATGCATCCGGCACAGGAAACTCTGGGTCTTAAAGGGTTACTGGACAAAGTCCGTTTAATCATCGATGATTCCGCCACGCACGTAGCAAGTGGCGCCCCAAAGGATTACGCCGAATACCAAAAAGCATGCGGAGTGATCGAAGGGCTGAGACTTGCAGAGCGTGAAATTTTGGATATGTCCAAAAAGTTAGAAGAGATATAGGGAAGCGGCTCCTTAGTGCCGCGCATAATCGAGGACACAATGGCTGAACTCGCAGAATCGCTTAGTCCTCCCGCCGAGCACACGGGAACAACAGCGACACAGTTACCAGAACCCGCAGGATTTCGACTGCTTGTTGCCCTTCCAGAGGTTGAGGAAAAAACCGAAGGAGGCATTCTTAAAGCAAGGGAAACGATGCAGGTAGAGCAAATTACTACTATTTGCGGGTTTGTGCTTAAAATCGGTCCCGATGCGTTCAAGGACACTTCTCGATTTCCCAGCGGCCCTTATTGTAAAGAGGGTGACTGGGTAATTTTTCGTTCGTACAGCGGCACTCGCGTGAAGATACACGACAAAGAGTTTCGTTTAATTAACGACGACACAGTGGAAGCTGTGGTCGAAGATCCGAGAGGGGTAATGAAAGCATGAGCGACCAACCAACAACCGAGGAAATGGATTTTCCAGAACCGGAAGTAGAGCAACCCACAGAAACAAGCGCCGAAGATAAATTTTTCGGGATAAAAAATCAGTTTGTTTCAGAGGAAGAAGACGTTGATGTAGAGGTTGAGATAGTCGATGACCGTCCTGCTGAAGATCGTAGGGTATCGGAACAAAGCGAAGATTTAGATTCCTACACAAAACGGGTTCGTAAGAAAATCAACAAGATGCAGGCGGAATTCCATGAGGAACGTCGTCGTGCAGAAGACGCTCAAAGGCTGTCGGACGAGGCGGTCATGCATGCAAAACGATTGCAGCAAGACAATGATCGTTTGTTGCAGATGGTGTCCGAGGGGCAGAAAGTCTTGGAGCAGCAGGCAAAAGATCGGGCGAATTTTGCTTTGACAAACGCGCAGACAAACTACAAGAAAGCCTATGAAGATGGTGATGCGGAGCAAATAAGCAAAAGACTCAAGAAGCAATGACTAATGCACAACTTCAACAAGCGTATGCACCAAACATTGGTAATCAGGTTTTACAGCAGGCTAATCAGAACTATCAAACGCAAATGGCTCAACAGCCAGTACAGCCGCAAGTTCCGCCGCCTGACCCTAAAGCGGTCAGCTGGCAGAAAGACAACGTTTGGTTTGGTTCAGATAAAGAGATGACCAGTACCGCGTATGGGGTACATGAAAACCTGGTTTCACAGAATATTGATCCATCGTCTGATGAGTATTATCAGCGTGTGGATAAACGTATGCGTGAGATCTATCCTAGTTATTTTAAGGATGGTGGCTCACCGCAAGAGGAATTTGAGGTAGAGACTGAGGCTCCCCGAGAGGAGACGCCCCAATCGCAAGCTTCATCTGTCGTGGCTCCTGCCACTCGTAATAACGGGGCGAGATCGCGACAAGTAAAACTGTCGGAATCAGCACACCGACTATCTAAGCGGCTTGGGATTACTCCTGAGCAATACGCCCGTCAACTATTGAAGGAATCCAATAATGGCTGAAGGCGACAAGCGCACCCCTAGGGAACTAGAAAAACGCGACAACACGACGCGACAAGAATCGTGGCAACCACCGTCAATTTTACCTGATCCAGACCCTCAACCTGGCTGGGAATTCAGATGGATTCGCACCAGTATGATGGGACAGGATGACAATCGGCATGTATCCATGCGGTTTCGCGAAGGATGGCAACCTGTGAAGGCAGAAGATCATCCCGAATTAATGGTGATACCGGATCATGGAACTCGGTTTGAGGGGCAATGTTGAGGTTGGAGGATTGTTGCTATGTAAAGCGCCCAAAGAGCAGCTGGAAGCAGCGCGGGAATACAACCAGCGTAATTCTAAGCAGCAGATGGAGGCGGTAGATAATAGCTACATGAAAGATAACGATCCGCGTATGCCGAAGCTCCCTTCGGAGCGGAATACGCAGGTTTCTTTTGGCCGTGGCAATAGATAAAACTAACGATCTATTGCTCATTTTTAGGAGTTCGTAGGTATGGCTACAACAGCCGCCCCTTACGGTGCTCGGCCTATCAATACAACGAGTGCAAGCGGTTCCTACACAGGAAAAGTTCAGCACATCAAAATTGCTAGCGCCTATGGCACTGCTATTTTCTATGGGGATTTTGTCAAGCTAGTCACTGCTGGTACAGTCGAGAAAGACACCGGCACAACGGCTTGTACGCCCATAGGGATTTTTATGGGATGCAAGTACACCGATTCCACCACGAATCAGATGACCTTCAACCAACAATGGCCCGCTTCGATGGCAGCATCGGACGCAATGGCTTATGTTGTTACAGATCCTGAAGTTCTGTTTCAGATGCAGGGCGACGAAGCTGTCGCTCAAGCGGCTCTCGGTGCGAATTCTGCCGTTGTTCAAACGGCGGGGTCTACGTCTATCGGAAACAGCAAAAACGCTGTAGACGGTTCGACGGTTGCAACCACTAATACGCTACCAGTTAAGATTGTCGATTTTGTCGATGGTCCTACCAGCTCGGTTGGCGATGCATATACTGATGTCATTGTGAAATTCAATGTGGGTCATCAGTTAACCAATACCACAGGTATTTAAGGAGGAATAAATCATGGCGATTTCACGCGCTCAGATGTTGAAAGAACTCCTCCCAGGCTTAAATGCTTTGTTTGGGTTGGAGTACGAAAAGTACGAAGACGAGCATACCGTCATTTATGAAACCGAATCGTCTGATCGATCCTTTGAGGAAGAGGTCAAGCTGTCCGGTTTTGAGGCTGCTCCAGTAAAAGATGAAGGNGCTGCGCTAAGTTACGACTCAGCCCAGGAGCACTTCACCGCTCGATACAACCACGAAACCATTGCTATGGGATTCGCGATCACCGAAGACGGCTATGGAAGATAACCTGTATGACTCACTGTCAGCTCGTTATACCAAAGCACTCGCTCGTGCGATGGCGTACACCAAGCAGGTTAAGGCTGCATCACCGTTAAACAACGGTTTCACCAACAGCTATCAGTCGGGTGACGGGGTTAACCTGTTTACCGCTTCTGGTGACGGTGTTACTGGTGGCGATGGTCATCCTTTGGTTTCTGGTGGTAAGAATGATAATCGCCCTGCAACGGCGGCGGATCTCAATGAGACCTCCCTGGAAGCAGCGGTTATTACTATTGCCGGTTGGAAAGATGAGCGTGGTCTTTTGATTGCGGCCCGTCCTCGACGGCTGATCGTTCCGCCAAATGGCATGTTTGTTGCTACTCGTATACTACAGTCCGAAGGACGTGTAGCTACGGCAGACAACGACATCAACGCGATCCGTGCAAACGGTACAATTCCAGAAGGCTATGCGGTTAATCACTACTTAACCGACACAGACTCTTGGTATCTCACAACGGACATACCGAATGGTATGAAGCATTTTGAGCGTACCTCGATGGAAACCAGTATGGACGGAGACTTCGATACAGGTAACGTGCGCTACAAGGCGCGAGAGCGTTACTCGTTCGGTGTGTCTGATCCTTTGGGAATGTACGCTTCGCCTGGTGCTTAGTGACATAGGGGGCAGTTATCTGCCCCTTTCACTTTTGAAAATCTGGGAAAAACAGCTTCAGCGACTGTCCCAGCAGACGCTTACGAAGACTCTGAAGCTAACCCTTTCGTAAGGAGGTAATCTAGTGGCACAGTCTACTTTTTCCGGCCCTGTTCGATCTTTAGCTGGTTTTATCAGCGCAGGCTCATCCAGTGTAGTTAGCTTGACGGCAGACACTACATTGACTGTAGCTTCCCATGCGGGAAAAATCTTATTAACCAATGACGCCGACGGTGTATTTACGTTGCCTTCGATTGTCACCACGTCGCCAGATGATTCGACTGATCCGAATCAGCTCAATAATCTTGGCGCTTCTTTTATGTTTGTCGTGGTCACGGCTGCAACGGACATGGACATCAAGACGGACGGAACCGACAAGTTCGTCGGTGGCACCTATACGGGTGTGACGGACGCTACGGGTAAAACGTTTATTTCGGGTTCCAGTAACGATGTCATCACTATGAATGGCTCAACCAAAGGCGGTCTGGCTGGAAGTATTGTTCGTGTTACTGCGATTGCTTCTGCTAAGTACGCGGTTGAAGGAATCATATTGGGTTCCGGCACACTCGTCACACCATTCGCGGATGCGTAATTTGAATCAACTGAAGGAGTGGTGATATGCAGTCTGATGTTCAGACAACACGGGTTAGCGCCGATGGCTATATCACAGGAACTGCGTCTAAAGCACAGCCTGCAAGAGTTAAGGCTGTGTATTACGTGGCTTCCGGTACTGCGGGAACGATTGCGTTAAAAGACGGGGCCAGCGGTTCTACGCTGGTCACTGTCGATACCCCTGCGTCGGCAACGGCAACGGATCAAGTCTGGTTTCCAGAAAACGGCATTCGTTTTTCAGATCGCGTGTATTGTGATGTAACCAATGTGTCTTTTGTTACAGTCGTATGGGCAGGTTAGAGAATAGTTATGGCGAAATATAAAGTAGTTCAGAATGGCGAAAAAATTCCGAGCGGCGATCCTATCTATCAGGTAGCGGACAGTGACGACGTTATTGTTGTAGCGGACCTGATGACGAAAAAGGAAGCGGAAGCTGCGCTAAAGGCTTTGTCTCCAGAGAAAAAAGCAGCGCCTAAAAAGCCAGCTGCGAAAAAATCGAAGTAGTCAAAGAATGGCAGATTCTGTATCTACAAAAACAGTATCTGAAGTGGCTGCCGAACTAAATGCTCACGAACGGGAATGCGCGTTACGATACGAAGCCGTGTTGAGGCGCTTGGATGATGGGGCAATTCGTTTCGATAAGTTGGATCGATGGGTCATGGGCCTGTACGCCACTATTGTCGGGTTGGCGTTAGCGGCTCTTTTTAGCCCTTTGTAATGTTTGAGTACAAAGCAACAGTTACAAGAGTTATTGATGGAGATACTGTCGATTGCGATATCGACCTTGGATTTTCTGTGATTTTGCATAAGCAACGCATTCGCTTAAAAGGCATTGATACACCAGAAAGTCGCACCAGGGATAAAGTAGAAAAGCAATACGGCCTAGCTGCTAAAGCGTATCTGGTTGATTTTATTGATAAAGCTGGTGATGGGCTGTCTATTGAAACATCAAAAGATGGACGAGGTAAATTCGGACGCATTCTTGGTCGGTTGAATAACGGCGACGGTCAGTGTGTGAACGATATGATGTGTGACGTAGGACACGCGGTTCCATATGAAGGGCAGTCGAAGGCTGATATCGAGGCGCTTCATTTGGAAAATAGAAAAAGGATTGATTTGTAATGCATCTACTCGATGATCATTTGCTTGAATGCACTCACTTTATGACTGATCCCCTATCCCCCATAAAGGCGTCTTTTGCTATTGATGATGAGAAGCGGATCATTACCATTCAGACAGATACCTTTCCTGTGGCTGCAAGCAGCATGTCTTTTGAACAGTTTCTTAATACACCCGCAAATATTGTTGCGGATATTGTTCGGGATTTATATCAGGGTGTTTCTGGTCAGAATCCGCCAGTGAGGCGTATATATGGTCGATAAAGTAAAAAAAGTCATGGGTGAGTACAAGCGCGGCACGTTAAAGTCCGGTTCGGGGAATAAGGTAAAGAACCGCAAGCAGGCTATTGCGATTGCTATGAGTAACCCGCAAGAATCGTCGCGGATAAAGAGTCGGATGCAAAAGGGCGGCAGCGTGTTTGACGTGAAGTCGATACCTACCGAAAACGAACGGTTACGTTGTAAATTTAATATTTAGGAGGGTGTATGCCCAGTTATTACGACAGCTCGTCAGACAAACCTAAAGGCACAAAGATACGAAAGTATCGCGGCGGTGGTTCAATTAATAGCCTGATAGACCATAAGTATGGACACGGCGGCAGAGTAAAACACAATCCATCCACGATAAATCCGTAGGAGCTGTTATGGAACTAATAGTAAGTATCGTACAAGGTGCGGTAGCTGTTATAGCCGTCGCGTCAATTGTATGTAGCCTCACGCCGACGCCGAAGGACGATGTTTTGATTGGAAAGCTCTACAAAATTATAGAGACATTGGCTCTTAATATTGGCAAAGCAAAAGATAAGCCAAAAAACGGGGCGTAAATGGCTACTAGTGGCACGTATACATTCAACCTCGATTTAGGGGATATCGTAGAAGAAGCGTTTGAACGGGCAGGATTGGTCGTTCGCTCTGGATACGATTACCGCACGGCTCGTCGCAGTCTCGACATGCTTATGTTGGAATGGCAAAACAGAGGGCTGAACCTTTGGACGGTACAGGAAGGGACTACGTCTATTACGTCTGGTACATCTCGGTATGCGTTGTCAGCTGACATTCTGGATATCATTGAAGCGTTCGTAAGAACCGATGCGGGATCTACTACGCAGCAGGTGGATCAGCCGCTTAGTCGAATATCGGTCAGCCAGTACGCGCATTTATCCAATAAACTGACGCAGGCGAAGCCGTTACAATATTGGCTGGAAAAAGATCCTGGGGCGATAGCTTTCAATCTATGGCCCGTTCCTGATGATAATGAAACTTATACGTTGGTGTATTACTACATGCAGCGGGTAGAGGATGCGGGCGCAGTAGCCAGTAACAATATGGATGTTCCCAGTCGGTGGCTTCCTGCTTTAGTTGCGGGTCTTGCTTATCATATCGCTATCAAAAAGCCGGAAGTGTCTGATAGAACCGCCATGCTAAAAGAGTTATATGAGGAGCAGTGGGTTTTAGCGGCTGACGCGGATCGCGAAAAGGCGGCTTTGTATCTGGCGCCGTCGGTAACTTACTGATGTCTGAATTTGCTCAAGGAAAAAAGGCGTTTGGTTTTTGTGATCGAACCGGATTCCGATACCCGTTAAAAGATTTGGTCGAACAATTTGTGGACGGCAAGCCGTCTGGTTTGCGTGTAGGTCGTGATGTAGTTGATGTAGATAATCCNCAGTATGAATTAGGCCGTACACGAAAAAACGATCCGCAGGCATTACGAAACCCCAGGCCAGACACTAGCGAAGATACGAGCCGCCGGTTGTTTGCATGGAACCCTATCGGAGGAGGAGTTACTGAGTTAGGCAGCCGAACGGTGGGTCTGGATATGCATGGTGAGGTTGGGTTTATTAAGGTGACTATTAGCTAAAGGAATAACGTATGGCTTGGACTTACACGACATTAACGCAAGCAATCAAAGATTATGTGCAAAGCACCGAGACCTCGTTTTCTAACAACATTCCTGTATTTATTAAACAGGCAGAGTCACGGATTGTACGAACAGCTTCGCTGCCTGTTTTCAGAAAAAACGTAACAGGGGCTATGACAAGCGGAAATCAATATCTGGGAATACCGTCGGATTTTTTGTCGCCGTATTCTTTGGCGATTGTAAACAGCAGTTCGTATGAGTATCTCGTTAATAAGGATGTTAATTATATAAGGGAGTTGTATCCGGTAGCCGCGACTACGGGAATCCCTAAGTATTATGCGCTGTTTGATAATTCATCTTTTATCATTGGGCCAACCCCTAATGCGGGATTTTCATCAGAGCTTCATTACCACTACAAGCCTCAGTCTATTGTGGATGCAAGCGATGGTACTAGCTGGCTCGGCACGAATGCGGAAGATGTTTTGTTGTATGGATCTCTTATAGAGGCGTATACGTTTTTGAAGGGAGAGCCTGATTTGCTTGGCTTGTATCAGCAAAGACATGACACCGCATTGGAGCTGTTAATTCGTGAAAGTGACGGAAGAGATCGAACCGACGCATATAGAACAGGGCAGCCCAGCTTGGTAGCCTAGATATATGGAATATGATTTTCTTTTGCTGGGTCTTTCAGCGTATGGATTTCGTTCTTTTGGTTTGATTTGGATTATCCCGTATGCAGCTATTATGTTGCTGATTTGTAAGTGGTTTTTTGTTTTGTTTAAAGGGTCGCGAAACTAATGTCTAACTTAGAAGAGAAGCCTGTTATAGGGCGTTGGAAACATGTTGCTTTGTTAGGGCTTGGACATAGTCAGTTGGATTATCATCTGTCTTTGACACATAGCGAACAGTACGATGAGGTGTGGGCTATCAATGCAATGTGTGCAGTAGTACAGCCGGATCGCGTGTTTATGATGGACCCTGCCTCACGGTTTTTTGATAGCGAAGACGCGGGTGGACAGACGGAAGTAATGCGAAGGGTGTTGCCGGAGCTTACGTGTCCGGTTTATTCGTGCGAGCTGGATGAACGGGTTCCTGCTATAGAACCGTATCCATTAGATAAAATCGTTCGAGACCTGGGGTGTGGCTACTTTAACAACACCGTGTCCTATGCAATTGCGTTTGCGATGTGGAGCAAGGTGAAGCGTTTGAGTGTGTTTGGCGTGGACTTTACCTACACAACCAATATGCACTATGCAGAGTTAGGACGGGCATGTTGTGAGTTCTGGTTAGCGCGATGCATGGCTGATGGAATGGAAGTGGCGGTGGCTCCGCGTTCACCATTGCTGGATACCAACGTGACGGAAAAAGAAAAGTTGTATGGCTATCACCGGCTGGACAATCCTCCGGTGGTGTATGCAGAAGACGGAGAATTAAAGGTGACGGCTTTCTCTGATGTTGAGCAAGAAGAGGAAGTGGCCGTTTCTGTGTATGGACGCCATGATCGTATTCCGGTGATGCGTGTCGTTGAGCCAGCGAGCTATTAATGTTTCAGGTTAATGTAGACACGTCGATTGGAAATCTGGGAGTTCAGACTACTAATTATAGAGGTCATACTCCAGAGGAGCTGGCAAAAATGGCGGCGGATAGGATCGTCAGCATTAGCGATGACGCACCGGAACCGATACGCCAGCAGGCGCATGCGTTCAAAGATTATATGGAAGCATTATTAACTGGATATATGCAGAAGGCCGTGGAAGGGCATGTCTGCACTATTTGTAATGCACTCGAAAAGCAAGGCCATCGTGATCTGGCCG